ACTCAATCATGTCACCGGTCCATTTCAAACCGTGCATTCCTGCGCTGATTCTCCACTGCTGCTTGACCTCTGCGGCTGCAGCCATTAGCATTTCTTCTCCGACTTGTTCTCCTGCTTCGCCAAGCGCGGCAACCTCCCGGATAAGTCCTTCCAGGCCCGAAGCATTAAACCGTGCCATTATGCCACCTCGCAATCCCAAATATGATGGATATAGCCGGTGTCCTCTTCATAGTCCACTTGATATTCGAAGGAGATATCATCGCTGTCTAAAAGAGAGTTAATCTCTTCAACCTTTGGATCAAACTCCGTTTTCGTGAAAAGATCGACCTGGACTTTGATGACCTTTTCTTGAATCTGACTATCTGCACTTAATCCCTTCCGGCCAAATTCAGTCCATACAATATAGCTTTCACTTTGCTTTGATGCATGGTAATGGAAAACAGGGACTCCAACCGTTAGTAGCAAATCCCTTAACTCAAGCAAGGTCATAAGCTGCATCAATCCTCTCCAGGGATAAATCCATCACGGGTGGATCCACGTCCGGAGGGTATTGGATCTGTTTAATTTCATACTGCTTACCATCAATGGGAATGGCTACATCTTGCGCCGATACATTTCTTAGTTGAGGTACCCGGAGGATTAAGTCTATCCGCGCCTTTGCCTGCATGGCTGACCAGAATCTTCCCATGCCCACGGTACGCTCCTCATAACGCAAAGAACCGACCTTCAAGGTCAGTCCTTCTTTCGGCTTATTGCCCGGCGGCGCTATGTTGCCGACACTATAGATGTTTACTACTCCATCATTGAACGACTGGGTTAGCGAGCTCATAGGCTTCAACCTCCTTGGTCAGCTGAAGGGAGAGCAGCTCATGCAGATAGTTTTTCTGGAATTGATCCAGAGCATTTGAACGGGCATAGCGGCAATAATCAAAGAGGAGTTCTTGGGGCTTGTCCTCTATGCTGTAATCCATAGTCGAGCCGGCTATTCCATCAATATACTTTATTCCTCGGGCAATAATGCCGGAGAGCTTTTCGTCCCCGGCAGGATCCGTCCAGGTTATGTCAAGGTAGTTTCGGACTGCCTCAAGCAGCCCTTCAGGCAGCGCCATTCATATCACCTCGATTAAGCTTGTTCTTTTGTCGCTACGACACCCTTAACCGTAACGCTTTGGACAGCCGGTTGTAATCCAGAAATATCTGCATAGACAAACGCTGTATTGTCCAGGGGCTCACCGTGACCATAAAGTTTTACAAGGTAAACTCTTTCATCTTCGAGGAATCGGTACTCATCGGAGTATTCAATCTTTCCGGACTTGGCCGTTCCAATGCCCATGAAGTAGCGGTTGGCCAGACCAATAATGGCCCTGCCTACTTCAACTTGAGTGGATTGAATAATTTTAGTCGGGAATGGTATCACATTGTTGACGTAGGTACCATCGGCTGCCCTAATTGTCGTGGCTGGCATGATCTTCTGCAGATAGTCCACCGGATTAACAACCATGATCACCTCTCGCACGATTCTTGTCTTTCCGTTCGGGCCTACCGCCATGCCGGATAATAATTGGCCATAACTTACTGGATCAAGGGCCGTTACCGGGACAGTATTCTTCAAAGGGTAAACTCCATCGGTAACAACCACCCCAGTACCCACTTGACGGTTCATGCCGATGGGCATTTCTTTCCCTGTACCGTTAATGATTCCTGCTTCAAGCCCGTTGGATAAGGCTTCCCCAAGGATTACCCGGTTGTATCGATCCAGCCATGTGGGGCCTAAGTCAAGCATCGCCTTGGCTACCGGCAGGAAGGCCGATAGTTTATTAAAGGACATGTTCATTTTCTTGAAGCCCGAGGTGAGCTCTTTAATAATCTCAGCAGTAAGGGCTCCCCATGTGGCTAATTCCGTTCCGTTAACGTTGACCAGGTACTCGATTAATCCGGAAGTGTTTTGAAAGTTGATGGCATCCAGGAGAGGATGATTTTCGGTCAAGTCTTCAAAGACCGCGTCGATGACCGTCTTTGGCATGACTACATCTAAGTCCGTAAGGGCCTGTTTAGGATTGCTGGATTTCATGGCTTCGATGACTTTTTGGTAATAGTTTGTTTCCTCCGATGTAAGCTGCCTTACACCGCGTCCTGCCAAGACACCTGTATCGACCGTCTGTACTAGTCCTTTGGCTTCTTGCATAACAGCTTCCTGAATAGTTTCGGTAAACTCGGTAAAGGCCTGGGCAAAAGCCTCCTCGTTCCCATCTTTGAGCGCCTGGTTCAATTTGTTCATGATCTCTGCTTTCTTGGCTTGCAATAAATCGAGATTCTTCATGGTCATTTGTTTACATCTCCTTCAAATAAAAATTAGCGGAACAAGGCCGCCATTAACTTCATTGCTTTATTTTCTTGGGGTTCCGGAGGTGGCGCTGGCGATGGCTCGGGCGGAGCAGCCGGTGTGGCCGGCGGTGCTGCCATCTCTCTGAGTTGTGCGGCAAAATTTTTATTAAACTGGATTTGCTGAGCGATAGAAAGGTTGGCCTTTTGCAAGAGCTGTTGAGCATTGCTTAGGTCAACGTCTTTTTCCAGCAGCTCATCGGCCAGCCCATACTCAATACACTGGTCTGCCGTAAGCCATGTTTCGGCATCAAGCATTTGGATAAGTTTTTCCTCAGCTAGTTTACCGTTCGACTTCATCAGGTAAGCTTGTCGATTTCCGGCCATGATAACATCCAAGTCATCCGCGCCCTTCCTAAGCTGTGAGGCATTGCCCGCCACGACATTCCACATGTTGTGGATCATCATCATGGTGTTCTTGGGCATGATGACTTTGTCACAGGCCATTAAGGGGATTGTCGCTATGGAACAGGCAAAGCCATCCACATAGCCGATCTTCTGCGCTGGGTGTCTCTTAAGCTGACTATAGATGGCTGTGCCTTCAAAGACGCTGCCACCAAAGCTATTAACATAGAGGTTTATGGTTTGAGCGTTCGGGTACTTTGCCAGCTCTGATCTAAAGTGATTCGCTGAGGTTTCGCTTTCAACTATTCCCCATTGAAACCAGTCAAAATAATTTGCTTGGACATCACCATAAATGAAGAGTTCCAAAATATCCTGATTGGCCGCTTGCCTTAATTCCCACATGGGTTTAAAGTTTTTCATTTTCTTCACCTCCTTCCAAAGCTGCCAACAGGTCAGCAACGGTTGAGTAATTTTTAGTCATGAAATGTTGCCAAGCCCACGGTTCATCAATCGGTTCTTCACCTACTAGCTTCCGGATATCGTTGATACAGAAGGCCCCGGAGGCGACGAGCTTATCGATTGCCGTGGATACACTCAGAAGATCCACATGTTTAATGGCCTTGGTGTCAATCTGAAGATAGGTACCGGCTTTGAACCCTGCATACCCGGATCGCTTGCGGTTAATCTCTTCCTGCAGCATGTCACAAAGAGGATCCACGCAAAAGGTTAGGAAACTCTCTAGGGCATCTTTTATCCCTGCCACATCCCCTCGCAGCAGAGCTGGGGGAATACCGAAGCCCTTAGCGGTGAAGTCGGATATGTCATCCATCATGGCCCGAATGTCCCTGGTGCCTTCGTTGGAGTAGGTCTTTGAGCCGATATCCGTGTAACTGTAGCCATCGAATAAAGGAAGCACGGCATTTTCAGCATTAAAAAAGGTCTTAAAGCGTTCATTGAGAAGCTTCTCGACCGTCTCTTTGTAGTCAATTTTTCCTTGGGCTAAGGTAGAAATATTGAGTGTCCCACGATTACCCCGTGATTTCTGATAGCTTTTCATGCCATAGGTGATCAGTTTGCCGTAGCTTTCATAGAGCCCTGCAGTGACTTTTCTCATGTCCTGCTCAGAGAGTCTGAAATATAACACGTCTGCTTGAGTATAGGAACGATTGAAGGTGAAATCTCCAACGGTTACGCCGGTGAATACGTCGTCAAGCAAGGCATAAGGTTTCCGAATATAACTATCAGCCACCAGCAGCTGGCCCTTTTCCTCAATGATCAAGCATTCATTCTTCCTATAGAGTTGACTGATCCATTGATGGATAAAGGCCGATGAGTTCTGATTTCTATTCGGCTCAATGTTAAACAGGTAGTATTCTCGATCCTTCACTTCGTTTCCATTCAGGAAGGTTTTAAATTCGCATTTGCTAATGGAATTGGCAATCATATTGACAGCTGACCAAAAGGCCAGTTCACGGATATAGGTTTCTCCCAGGAGACTGAAGAAGTCTGCTCCATCGGTGGGTGTCACTGTAATTTCGCCATTGCTCATCCGTGATTTAATCCAGGTAAGAATCCCCAAGTTCACACCTCCTCTCAATAAGTATAAACGCCAATATCTGGCGTTTCTCCGCAAGCCCCATCCCCTAGTTCACTTTCAATAGTCATGGCTGCCACGACAGCGATAAAGGGATCCGTTTTTCTGCTTTTAGCTTCGATCTTACCGTAAACATAGTTGCCGGTGTCGTTACCTGTTTTGACGCCTGACTTAATCAATTTCGTATTGTTGGTGGCCCAGCGAAGTAAAGGATTGTCTCCCCAAATAAAGTTCTGTTTTGCAAAGCAGCTGTCGATTACCGGGGCGATTTGCATGATATCTGAAGGTCGTACCAGTTTGACATTTTTATAATCCTTGGCATCGAAACCGACCTTTTTCAGTGAGTTCGCAAGCAATGCATAACGATAGTTGTCCAGGGCTAATTTAACGAGGTTATATTTTGCCGCTTGGGAGGCGATCCACTCGGCGATTAAGTCTGGGTTAATTTCCACATCATCCACGACTGTCAGCAGATTAATCTTCTCCCATTCCCGCCATGGAATTTTTAGCCGTGGGATGTCTGCTGATTGGGAGCAAAGCCAAGAGTGGGAGATGTCATATCGTGTGTTACCCTCTCTGAAGTGGATAACAGCAGAAGCAAAGTCTGTGATTTTCGAGTAGTCAATTCCCACCACCGCCGACCGTCCTGTCAGTTCCGGAAGCTGCTTATTGGTTGCCTTAATATTTTCCCAATCGGTCACTTGGATCTCCTTGTTTCCATCAGGGATGTTCATCCTCTTGGTCATGAAGGCGGAAAACTGCGAGGGATTTAACTTCCATTCCTCATACTCTTTGGCCATTTCCTCTTGGAGATTGGGCAAGTATCGCAAGGATGGGTTGGCCTTATCCCAATTCTTTGGATCGTGGATCTCTTCTTTATCGTCCAACTTGCAGATAAACGGCAAGAGTCCGTTGTCTGGTATATCCCCGCGAAGAATTTGTTCTGACCGTTCGAGCAGATGATCCAGTGGGCCGTCCCGCACATCCCCATTGGTTGTGGCATATGTCCGGCGCGGATGCTTCTTTTTGCCCAGGCCGGTGGTAAAGACGTTAATGTTTGCGTAATCCTGGTACTGGTGGATCTCATTGAAAATAACGGCTCCGGATCTCAGACCGTCTTTTCCTTTGGGGCTGTTGGTGCGGTACTTGAGTTTAGATTTAGTTTTAAGACTAATGATCTCTTCTTTGTTCCAATAAAAAAAACGCTTCAGTTTTTTAGTAAACTCTGGCGTTTCTAAGACTCCATATATGTCATCAAAGGGGGCTTTGGCTTGGTCTTCATTATTAGCGCAAATATCAATGTCATATCGCAGAATGCCGTTGTGTTCGGACATTAAGCAAAAGGATTCGAGAGCAATATATCCATCCTTGCCGCCGCCTCTGCCCATCAGCGCAAATAGATCCGGCCAACGCGGCATGTCATCTTTCGCCCGGTAAGTGCAGCAGTGGAGTGCCAGGCAAAACTCTTCCCACTCAAAGAGTCGGTCATAGGGAAAATATTTGACCAGGCTTAGATATTTTTCAAGTTGCTCACTGTCGGTGTAGATTTCTTCGGTAGCAAAACATTTGCGAACATAGGCAACCAATAGCTGCTGTTCTTCGCAAGTTTCAATTTCTCCCGTCTCCACCATTTCGATATATCTTAGGATACGGGGATTGATCTTAGAGCTCATCATCCTCACCGCCAGATTGCGCCGGCTTGATCCCTAACTCCGCCAATAACTTGAGCATTTGAGCGTTTATTTTAATGCGCTGCTCAATACTATCGTTCTTTTTAAGGCCTTTTTGACCCCCTCCATTGTCATATTTGATCGTTACGCCACGCCGCTGGATGTCGTCGACAAGGAGACATTTAGTGACCCACATATCCATGTAGTCACCTACCAAATCCGTGTAATATGTGCCAACGGTGCCGTTTCGGTCAAGCTGATCCAGCAGATCTTTTTTTACTTCGGCGAATAATTCTGAGACTAAATATTTTTTTGTTTTTGCATTTGCGGCCATGTCTCCCCCCACCCCCCTCACGTGAGAACTCAAAAATCTCCTTTGTCTATAACCCTTACCGGTCAAGCTCCCCCTAATTAAAATGGGATTTTTTCTGACCGGGGGTACTATCATTCACCAAGGAATGAGCTAATCCCAACTATCCTCACATTATCGCCTAAGCGTTCGCGGATTAACCCGACAGGCGTACCTTCATCTTTTAAGACAATGTCAACTCGCTGATATCTCCTATCATTTAAAGAGTTTACATTGATTGTCCGTAAATGCTGTCCTAACTCTTTCAATGCCTCTCGTTCTAATACCCTGCACAAATCATTCCCTTTAACAGCAATTGGTATTTGGTACTCACAAGCCAACTTAATGAGCGCAAAGGTCTTTCCGATTTTACGGTCAACCGTTTTTATTAACCATTCTCCGTTCCTATACTTTAATGCCTCCTCAACGAGGCGCTTCAAATCACCATAAAGCCTGTCGCTGTGCTTAATGACCTCAGTCTTCGTACGCTTCTTGGCTATCGTTTGTAATGCTTCCCTAAGCTCATCCGAAATATATAACTGTTCCACTACCATCGCTCCTCTGTCAAAGGTCTCTTCTTATTCTGTTGCCGATATCCATGTACCTCTTCATGGCAATTGTGACAAAGCGGTATCAGGTTCTTGTATTCCCTGCCCTCAAATATGTAAACCTTGCTCAGTGCTAATCGAGGATACTTGCGAACATACTGAACATGGTGAACTGTGTCAGCTCGTTTATAAAAGCCTCGTGCTCTACAGTGTTGGCACTCATACTTATATTCCAACAAGACCTCTACCCTTAGCTGTAACCAGTAGCGAGAAACGTAGAATGCATGAAGGTTATTTGTATCGATTAAGCTTTGTACCCAACGGCCGACTTCATACTGATTATTAATATTCACATTTTCTATTTCCTCAGAGACTTTTTTGCATATTAATTTCGAAAGTCAAATATACATATATATGAGGATTAACCTAAGTTAAAGGCACCCTTAAGGAGTTGGTGCCGAATGTTGATTAAGCGTACAAAGCTCTTTGTGCCTGAAAAATACTCTTTAGTTATTTATGAGTTGTCAATGAATTTAAATGACTTGGTTTTTATCTTAGGGTTTTTTCTCCATTAAGTAGGACTGTAATCTTCGGACAGCCTTTAGCTTGGTTATCCTCTCTGAATAAATGATTTATTAGTTATTTTTCAGAGGGATAATCAAGCAAAAAATAATAATTTATAAAACAATGCGGTTCGAATCAACTCGAAACCGCATTGTTTTATATCGTTTTAACTCATGAATTGAAGTATTTTCTGAGCGTATGTGCTTTTTGATAAGGGTAAACTATTGCTCAAACACTGACTATGGCTATATTTTTACTTAAAACACAATAACTAAAGAGCAAGAAATAATAATTTCCTAAAATCAGTTGATTAATAGAATTACCCAACCTCGCTTTCGCTTTTCTTCTCTTCGCACTCCGGACAACACGCCTTCTTAATAAACGAAAAATAATTATTCTTGCAAACCGGGCATAAAAAAAGTACCGGCTCAATTCTCGTTCTCTTTGCCAAGATCCTCAACTCCCATTGTTAAAAAGAAAGGAGCCCGAAGGCTCCAATCTGAAAGAAAGTAATCCTATTATATAGGTGGCAATCGTATTACAAAAATTTAATATTCAAACACACAATATGCTTGAATTAATCCAGTTTATAAATTTTTTTATCAAATGAGTTAGTTTCATAACTCTAATACAGAAATAAATATAAGTGACTGTCGCTTTGCATTTTTTCTTACGTATTCGACATCAACATAATGGTAAAATAAATTACAAAAATAGTGAGAAACGGGGAGTTACCATGGAAAATGAGGAAAATAGTACTCCAGTACTTGATTGCGGTATTATCATGCCAATTTCAGAATTGGACGGGTGCTCTGAGCTTCACTGGAGAGAAGTGAAAAATATCTTGGTTCACTCAATAGAGCTCGCGGGTTTTAAGGCTGAACTTGTATCAGAAGCTGATGATGTAGGTATCATACAAAAGCGAATCATTCAAAATATATATGAAAATCCATTAATCGTATGTGATGTAAGTGGAAAAAACCCAAATGTAATGTTTGAATTAGGTCTAAGGTTGGCATTTGACAAGCCGACAATTATTATTAAAGATGATAAAACTAATTATTCATTTGATACATCTCCTATTGAGCATTTAACTTATCCAAGAGATCTAAGGTATGCAAAGATAATTGAATTTAAAGAAAAATTAGCTACAAAAATCAAGGCCACTTATGAAAAGTCTTGTAACGATCCTACTTATACTACATTTCTAAAGAATTTCGGGGAATTTACTATACCAAAATTAGATACTAAAGAAATATCAAAGGAGGATTATATTTTAGAAGAGTTAAAAGAGTTAAAAAAGCAAATAGTTACATTTAGTAGAAAACAGGTAAATGAAACTAATGCGTCTAGAAGAGTCATCAATCGTGAACGTCTTAGTAAAGTAGAGTATTTTGTAGATGAAGAAATCAGGAATTATTTATTAAACCATAGTCACACATCCGAATTGGATTTTGAGGCTCTTAAGAATTATGTGGTTGAACAAGTATCCGAGAATGATACCAATACTGTTCCCATAACAGTAATCCTTAGAATCATTGAAGAAAAGTTAAAATCTTTACGCCCAGGATACTCTTTTGCGCCAGCCTCAGTTAAAATCAACTTATAGGTCTAATTAATTAACAGAGGCTGAATAAAGCCTCTGTTTTCAGTATATCCTCCTGCTATTAGGTAGCAGGCGTAAGGCATAACTAGAACATTTCAAGCTGAATAACCTGCTTAAATACTATCCCTTGGTCAGTCAAATCCTCTACCATCATATATATTTTTTCCTCAGCCCTTTTAACCAGCGTCTGGACTGTACCCTTATGAATCCCCATAATCTCAGCAGCATCCCCAAAGGAATAACCGTTTGCCCTAACTAACGAATAGGCTTCTTTCTCTTTCACTGTTAAATCTCTTAGAGCTATCTTAATATCCTCTAATGTCCTCAACATTTTCTCGTTAATCTCAGGCGACTGACTCTGAAGAGCAGCCGCCCGAACAAAAGCGATATTTCGCGGATCCACTGGTACCTCTCTCTGGATGGAGCTTAACCTTGTAATTCCCCGCCGACTTCCAGGTTGTTTCCCGGTCTCCATATAGTCAATTGAATAACTCAAGCTATCGGCACAACTGCCAAGTAGTTTTTTATCTTCAGGGTCGGTGGCCGCAATTCTTGCTCTGTTTACATGTCTTAAAGCAATTTTATACTCATCGATTAGTTCCTTCACTATTGGCCACCCCTTTCATTCACCCCTTTATTCACTTTTAATCCAAATAGCTTGTCCTAAGAGTTATTCACTGAACCCACAAACCAAGCAATGCATACCGGAACCAACTTTCACAGTCTTTCCCCCGCACTCTTTGCAGCCGGCACCTTCCCTGTGGTAATAACAATTTTTCATCTTTGGATTCTTGGCAAGGCTACAACTCTGGACATCCTGTTCAGTTTTTCTTTCCGGATTGATGCAGAATCTCGCCCCACACTTAAGCACCTTTCTTCCCTCCGATCCGCACCCACCGGCAATCGTCCGTATACACATATTTGCATTTATCCTTTTCATCACAAGCCTTGCACTCACATTTAGACGCTTGTCCTTTGCATTTTCGGCAGTTGCACATTTGACCTCAATCCTCTCTTTTCCTTAAGTATTTCAAGCCTTCGCAACTTAATCTCATTGTCCATAACGTCCTTCATCAACCGGCACTGCCTTGGCTCTCTCAGGTTCAAATATGAGCTTGTTTTCCTGGGTATTCTCGCCGGCATAATACTGACCGTTAAGTACTACAAGCGCTTTCATGACTTTCTTCCCTCCTTCCCAAATCCTGACCAGCCTCCCATTCTCCAAAAATCTTGAACCAATCCTCGGCATCCATGCAGACTTTCCACTTCTCACGGTTTCGGCGGAAAGCCACAATTGGCATTTCGCCTTCTTTTGCATCCCTTCGGCTTTGAATCATTGCTTTTTCTATGTTGAGTGCTTCAACTCTTTTGCATTCGATGTGGATCCCCGGGAGGCCAACGACATCCTCTCCTTCAAGCCCACTAAATTGCTGGCCACGTCTGCAATCAT